GGCCGCTGCGGCTGTACACCTCAGCGGTGGAGACGCCTCGCATCGCCTCGTCGTTCACGAGGTTCGCGGCGACGCCGACGGGGCGGGCTGGGGTACCGGTCATCCCTTGGTGGACGGCAGCGAGGTAGGCGTCGGTCAGCGCCGCGATCTGGACCTGGCCGCCCTCTACGACCGGCACCACGGCCCGGACGAACCGGGCGATGTCAGCCTCGCGCCACGACTCCAAAGACCCCCACGCCAGACGAATGAAGCGCTCGACCCGGCGGCGTACCGCTGCTGTCCGTTCGCCGTAGCCGCTGACCAGAGCGACCACCTGACGGTCAGGCATTCTCCAACCCTTGCGCCTCGGCTTCGGGCAAGCGGAGCGACACCGGAACAGCGCCCGTGAACGTCAGGCCGCTGAGACCGACCTGATCCGCTGCCGACTCGGGGGCGACGCCAGCACGGATCAGAACGCCCATCGCGTCGGCGGCCGCCTTGACCTCCGCCCCGCTTGCCGTCTGCTCGCCAGGCTCGCCGGGACCGATCGCAGCTGCGGCAAGGAACGCCTCGGCAGCCCGCTCAGACGCCATGCGCTCGATCTGCTGCGGGCTGAACTGCAACACGTCGGCCATGACCGTCCGCCACGGCACACCAGCCGCCTGCGCCTTGCTGGCAGCGTCGTACCGCTCCGCCAAGCTGAACCGCTCGGGGCTCGCCCACACGATCTCCATGTCGCGCCGCTGCGCCCGCACGTCGTCGCCGGCGAACTGGAACGCCAACGACATCACCTGCTCCCACGACTCGCCCGCCTGGGTCAGACGGTCGTACGTCTTGAACACCAGTCCCTCGCGGGCCAGCGAAGCGCCCTCGGCGCTGCCGTTCGTCGCCTCCGGCGTCAGGTAGAACAGCGGCGTCCGAGTGACCGCGGCCAGATCCTGGACGTCGTCTCGGATCGCCTGACGGATCGGCCCCAGGTCAACCTGGCCGGACTCCCACACCGAAGCCGTCTCCGGCAAGATCCACAGGGCACCCGGGTCGGCGGCGAAGATGTCGGCGTAGTCGATCTCCTGGCCGTTCTCATCCCGGTCGGGGACGCCCTTCACGGCCCGCTGCTTGAACGCCTGCAGGGTGGCGACTTCGAGCCGGTTCAGCGTCGTGTAGCTGATCCGGTCGAGGAGGCCCAGGTGCTTCTCGAACTCGGCCATCGGCTGGCCGTACAAGTTCTCCAGGTTCGGGAACGCCACCACCGGGACACCGCTGATCGGCAGCTTCTCCGGCTCGCCCAGCCACGACCAGCCCGCCACGTCACCCGCCGAACGGTCGCCGGCGGCCACTTCGTCCGACGCGGCTTGCATCACGTAGCCGGGCAGATACAGGAACGCACGCCACCGGCCGATCAGGTCGTCGTGGTAGATCTTCGCCGCCGCCATCACCCGCCGACGATGCGCCGGCGCGCACTCGACGATCACCTGGCGAGGATCCTCCGGGGTGATCAGCGGCGCGCCGATCTCCGGGTCCACACCGCCGACGATGACGTAGCCCATCCCCAAGCTGAGACTGGCCCGGTGAACGAGGCTCGAATCGGCGTCGAGACTGTTCGCCTGCCAGATGCGCCACGCCTCCGCGTCGCCGTTCTCGTCGCCATCGGCGCCGGTGCGGAACGCCTGCGGCTGCATCCGCTCCCGGACCGCCTCGACAACCAACTCCGCCCACGCCATGCGCGCCATCGACATCAGCCGGGCGTACGCCTGGCGGGTCGACTTCGACGCCGGCGCCGGGATGCCCGCCGTCCCCTGGTAGTACGACTCCATCCGGTCGTAGTGCGCAGCCTGGGCGCCGAGCCGCTTCGACAGGCGCGCCAGCCACCAGCCCGGCGAGAGGGGCTGAGTCGTTTCGATCATCAGCCCCTCCCCAGGGTCAGTACACGCGGCGAGGAACGAACGTCGGCGCAGCGTTGTTCACCCCGGCCGCCAGAGCATCGAGGCGAGCCTGGTAGGCCAGCACCGCCGCCACGGCAGCGTCGATCTTCCGCGGCGACTCCGGATGCTCCTTGGCGATCTGAACCCCGGAGTGAGTAGCCCGCCGCCGGGCGTTCAGCACGTGGCGGGTCAACGCCCACGCCCCATCATGGGAAAGCTCCCCGGCGACAACAGCCCCGTGAAACGCCTCCAACGCCCTGACGATCAGGTTCGACCTGCCACCCGTCATCCACCACTCGCACGGATGGTCCCGAGTCGCCTTCGCCTTCAACTGGCGGCCGTACCGGGCCTCCCAGCCCGCCACGTACGACTCCCACTTCGCCGGGTCGGCGTAGAACCCCACCACCTGGAACTGGCCGAACGCCGCGTGCACCGCAGCCTCCACCTCGCTGCGAGGCACCTGCCAGCCATCCCCAGCCGGACCGTCCGGCTGCTCCCACACCCGAATCTCGAACAGATGCCCATCCGACACCCGACACCCGATCAGCGCCGTAGCGTCCGTCACCCCACGGGCCCGCTGGCGGGAACCGTCGAACCCGAGCGTCACCGCCTCCCGATCAGCCACCACCTTCGTCGCATCGCAGACGCCGGCCCACTCGTGCTCCGCCAGCCACGAATCAGCCGAGCTGGTCGGCTGATTGAACCAGTAGCGCCGAGAGTCCTGCGGGGCGTTCCGAGGATCCCAGATCTCATCCACGATGCGGCGAAGATCCATCACCTCGGCGAACGGGCCGTACACCTCCCGAAGCGCTGCGGTCACCGCCGCCTCGTCGGCCATGTCGACATCCGGCGGGGCCTCACGATGATCGAACAACAGCCGAGCCCGTTTGGTCTTCCCCTCACGGATCTTCTTAGCCAGGTCGTGGGTGTCCTCCGCCACCGACCCCTCACCGGGCAGGTACATGGTCGACGTCTCCAACGACCACGGCTGAGCGGCCTTCCGCTTCCCGCAGTTCCGTCGAACCGTCGCATACATCCGCTTCAGCTCAGGCAGCGTGTACAGGTGCGTCTCGTCGAACACGACGAACGTCTCCTTGCCGCCGTCCTTCGCCGCGTTCGACGCCGTCGACGGGATGATCTCCCCACCATCCGGGAGCAGCGTTCTCGTCAGACCCGCCGCGTTCGACGGGAGCCCCTCGCCGAGCGGCCCCTCAGTGAGGTTGTAGTAGACGTTGTCGTACGTGTTGCCCGACTGGTTCTCCTCGGTGGCGAGGCAGCGGATGAACGGCGACGTGACCGGGCGGCCCATCGGCTCGCCCCTCTCGTACGGGTACTCCCAGCCTCCCCACGAGTAGACCTCGCCGCCCTCCGCCCAGCCGGCGAACCGACACGGACCGAACGCCTCGAACAGGACGTGGCGGGCGGCATGCCCCGACTTGTCCCGGCCCTTCGCCCGGGAGATGAACGCCGAGTCGTAGAGGCGGCGGCCGTCGTCGTCGAGGGCGTAGCAGTCGGCGGTCAGCTCAGTCAGCTCGTCGTCGAGCTCGACCTTCTGGCCCTGGACGTCGCCTGGGCCGTGAAGACAGAAGTGCTCCATCCACGCCACGGCCAGCCAACCCAATGACCGGTTGCGGTCGTGATTGGGGGCGTTGACGCGTTCACGAGGCACCAGTCAGTCGCCGCCTTCGTTCAGCCAGGCTCGCCACCGGGCCAGCGTCCGGCCGCTCGGAGGTGGTGGCCGGGTCGTCGACGTAGCGGATCCGCAGCTTCCGGCGAGCCTCGCCGGTCGTGCCAAGCTCCGCCTCACGGCGGCGCAGCTCGGTCGACTTCGTCGGCGCGACCTTCCCGGCTGCGAAGTCGGCCCACCAATCCTGCTTCATGAACGCCGTCTCAACGGCAAACTCCCAGTCGGACCGCTGCCACAGCCGGCAATGCGGCATCCGGGACACGACGTCCCACCAGCGGACCACCTCCGGCGCCCACTTCATGCCCCGCCGCTTGGGCAGCTCGAGCCGCTCCGGGCCGTCGAACGGGACGTTCGGGACGTCGGTCCATTCGGCGTTCGGGGTTCGGCCATGCTTGCGGGCCTGCGGCTCAGGTCCTGCGAACGCCATCCAGAAACCTCCCTCCGGGTTCTCGATCCCACACGCACAGCGAACCGCAGCACCTTCCCGGTCGTCTGGCCGGCGGGGGGGAGGGGTCCCTGCCCACCCGTTCAGCGGAT